CTGATAACCAAGTCTCTTTAGCTAAGATGGCTGGATTGGCTTCTGCTAAGTTTATTCTTGGTGATAGCAATGGCGACCCTGCTGCTGTGACCATGAGCGGTGACGCAACTTTGTCTAATGCTGGTGTTCTTACAATCGCTTCTGCTGCTGTTGAGCATGGCATGCTTGCTGAAGACATCATCTCTGGACAAGCTGCTCTCGGCGGTGCAACCGTTGCTCAAGCTGACTTGTTGATGCTTGATGATGGACCGGGCGCTGTCAAGAAAGTGACATTCTCAAACTTTGAAGATTCACTCTTCGCAAATGTTTCTGGCGATATCGCAGTTGCTGCTGGTGGTGCTGCCACTATTCAAGCTAACGCTGTCGAAGGTTCCATGCTTAACAGTAATGTTGCTGGTTCTGGTCTTGACTATAGCTCAAATGAGCTTTCTGTTGATGTTTCTGACTTCATGGCAAATGGCGCAGACAACAGAATTGTTACTGCGACTGGTACTGATGCCATGAATGGTGAAGCTAACTTGACTTTTGATGGTTCTACACTTGGATTAGCTGGTGCATTGTCCGGATCCGGAGCAGCGATAGTCGTAGGGGGTGTAACAACTTCTGGCGGTTTCGCAGCATCAGGTTCTTCAGCACTTGCGGGATTATCTTCAACTGGTATTACTTTATCAGGAAATCTGTCTGGATCAGGCGGCATTCAAACTGTTGGAGGACTGATCATCGGAGGAGCACAGTCTGCTTTCTCTGGCTCTGTTATCATGGATTCCATGAGCGTCGGCGGCGGATACGGTGCCGGAAGTGGTATCTCAATGACCAATGCCGGTCGTCTTCAGATGAACGAGAACCTTACTGTTGATGGAACAGCACAAGTTAAAAGCGCCTTAACAATCGGTGCGGATGGTGCTGGTGTTAATGCTACATTCCACGGTGCTGCTGCTAACGAAGTCATGCGCTACGATGCTGCAAGCCATGTTCTTCAGTTCAAGGACTCTTCAGATGCAAGTATTCTCACACTTGGTGGTGATGCTACTAGTGAATTTGCTCTTGATGTTGCTGATGGCTCAAACAATCTTAATAAAGTTCGTGCCGCTGCATTCGTCACCTACTCGGATGAAAGCTTGAAGCAAGATGTTGAGACAATGAACACTGCGCTTGATACTGTCATGTCCTTGAATGGTGTTGAGTTCACTTGGAAGAACTCCGGCGAAAGAGACTTTGGTTTCATCGCTCAAGAAGTTCAAAAAGTCGTTCCAAAGGCAGTCCACACTGCTTCTGACGGCGTACAAGGGGTTGACTACTCAAGACTCACTTCTGTTCTCGTTGAGGCTGTAAAGGCTCAACAAATTCAGATCGAAGAATTGAAATCACTCCTCAAGAAGTAATACTTTTTGATAACCGAGGGCAGGGGCTTACGGGCCTCTGCCCTCACTTTATTCTAATTACAATATGAAAATAGCATCTAGAAAAGACATTTTAGAATATATAAGGTCGACAGATCCTGATTATAGAGTTGATCAAAATGTTATTTATGCTAGAAAAGCCTTCATCACGAATACCGTTGTTCAATGGTGCATATATCAAGTCAATATAAAAAAAATGAATCCCGGAGAAATGGACTTTTACTTGCAAGCAATAACTTCATTTTTGAGTGGAAATACAGATATATATTGGGATCAAGATGGTAACCTAGTGATATCCTAGAATAAAGTTTGTTTTTTTGGTGTTTTTGAGCATGATGCAACTAATTATTACTGGAAAATTGTTCTTTTTGTACAAAAAATTAGGAGATCAAACAATGTCATCTATGTTAGAACAGGCACTTATTGACGCCGCTGCCCTCAAAGAAGCTGCAATGAAAAACGCAGAAGCTGCAATAATAGAGAAGTATTCTGAAGAAATAAAAACAACTCTCGACTCCCTGTTGAGCGAAACACCCGCAGACGATGTGGAATTAGCACCACTCAGCCAGCCCGTAACGCCTAAAGTTGACAAATCTTTAGAAACAGCTAGCGACGAATCAGACAAAATATATGAACTAGACTTAACGCAACTAGAAGAGCTAGCTCAAGAAGCATATTCTGAAAATATTGATGAAGAAGGCTTGATGAAGCATGAAGATCTCTCTAATAATATTGAAGCAGCAGATAGCATGTCTAATGATGATGTTGAAATTGGAAATATTGACGAAGAAGTAGATTTAGCAAATTTGCTAGAATCTGATTCCGAAGAAGAAAAAATAGAAATCTCCGAAGAAGAACTAAAAGATATCGTAGAAAAACTTACCCTTGATTTTAATCCACAGAAAACAGGCTGGCTAGAGAAGCCGCAATATGAGACTCGCCAAGCAGAACTTGAGGCAGAGGCTCTTGCAGCGCATGATGACAGCGATGAAGAGGAAATGGATAAACTAAAAGAGGCTTTAAACTCCTCTAGTCAAGAAAATGAAAACCTTAGAGGAAAATTAAAAGAAATGACTAATGGCATCCAAGAGATGAAGTCATTTGCCGATAGGGTAAAAGGAACTTTAAGTGAAGTTAACCTACAAAATGCTAGGTTACTTTATATAAACAAGGCTTTGAGTAGTGACTCGTTGAATGGGCGGCAAAAAGATAGACTTGTCGAGGCTATATCGAATTCTAAAACAGTTGAAGAAGCGAAAGTAATTTATGAAACCCTTCAGGGCGCAGTGGGAGAGCGGAGACAAAGAAGTTCTGCTCCGAAATCACTTAGCGAGGCGGTGACAAAGCGTTCTTCAGCTTTGCTTAAAGGCAGCGAGGCTAAACCTACAAAAGATCCTAATTTGGATCGAATGAAGCGTTTGGCTGGTATTAATTAAACTAAAAAAGGAGAAATAAAACTATGTCAGTTTTAGAAAAATTAACAGAAGGCATTGTTAATCGTGACCTCCAGAAGGAAGGTGCTGCCCTGCTTGCGAAGTGGGAAAACACAGGTCTTCTAGAGGGATTGAATAACGAGCGTTCTAAAGACGCTATGGCTCGTTTGCTTGAAAACCAAGCGAAAGAGCTTCTTAGAGAAGCGGCATCATCCATGCAAAATGGTGATGTCGAGGGTTTTGCATCAGTTGCATTCCCAATTGTTCGTCGCGTATTCGGTAGCTTGATTGCTAACGATCTCGTCAGTGTTCAGCCTATGAGCCTCCCATCGGGACTCATCTTCTTCCTTGACTTTACATACAATCAAGACAAGGCAGCAGCAGGTGCATCATTCGAAGAGTCAGTTTACGGTGGAGCAAGAGTTGGTCATGAACTCACAGGCGGTGTTAACTTAGGTCAGGCAAAACTTGATTCTAGTGTACTTAACAACACTGCTCTCTCGGCGAGTAACCCAGAGCGTGGTTTCTATGGTCTTAATAATGGATTCGCCTCACCAACTGGTTCAAAAGCTCTTGCAGTAGACCGACTTACAGTCGCCGCACACGGTGTTTATCCGGGTGATGAGAGCACAGGTCTTGGCAAGTTGTGTCTATTCGATGTTGATATTCCTTCTGGTTCTGTTGTATCCGTTGCAACAGTGAATGTTTCTGAATTCACTAGCTCTAATGGGTCAAAAATGAATTTGGACAACCTTATCGGATTGGATATTGTTAATGATGGAACAAAAAGTAAAGTGGGTATTCTTCAGAGAAGATTAACTCACTTTGCAAGTGGTTCCGACAACGCAACACTTAACCTTGTTTTTGTCTCAACCTCTTCTTCCGATGCTAACGCCTTGGCAGATCTTAACACTGCTCTCGGTCAAACTTCAGACGCTACATTTGTTCTTGCAGATAACTTCAATGGGACTCCGAAAGCAGGAGACAATGCTATTGGGGCAGTTGCAGCAGCTCAAGACTGGCTTCTCGAAGATGAGACAAGGATTCCAGAACTCAACATCAAAGTTGATTCCATCAGTGTAACAGCTGTAACCAAGAAGCTCAAGGCTAAGTGGACACCAGAATTGGGACAAGATCTCAACGCTTACCACAACCTTGATGCAGAAGTTGAACTTACAAGCATTCTTTCTGAGCAAATTGCTCTTGAGATTGATCGTGAGATTCTTAAGGATCTTATTTCAGGCGCAGCTGCTGGTACTTACTACTGGTCGCGTCGTCCGGGTAGATTCTTGACTCGTGACACAGGAGCACAGGTTGGAGTTGATCAGGCAAACGAAGGTATGTTTGGTGCAGACTTCACTGGTACCGTTTCCGAATGGTACGAGACATTGATCGAAACAATCAACGATGTATCGGCTCAAATCCACAGAAAGACACTCCGTGGTGGCGCTAACTTCGTTGTTTGCTCGCCAGAAGTTGCTAACATCCTTGAGTTCACTGCTGGATTCCGCGCTAGTGTAACTGCTGATTCCGATAGAGGAACAGTTGGTGCAATTAATGTTGGTTCCTTGAGCAAGAAGTGGGAAGTGTATGTAGATCCTTACTTCCCGAGAAATGTTATTCTCGTGGGTAGAAAAGGTGGATCGTTCCTTGAGAGCGGTTATGTGTACGCACCATATGTACCACTTCAGGTAACTCCAACTATCTTTGGTATTGACGACTTCGTGCCTCGCAAGGGTGTCATGACTCGTTATGCTAAGAAGATGGTTAGACCAGATATGTATGGTCTTGTTATCTGTCGCGACCTTCTTGGATAATTCCACTAGGTCTTAGACAAATAAAGAGCCTCGTCATTAATTTGGCGGGGCTTTTTTCTTTTCTACTGCTTTAAACGATGACCCAGACTAATTATATATAGCGTATTTTATTTAGTGATAAGGAGATCTAAAGCATGGCTCTTCCAACTTTGACACCTGCTAGTAACACTAGTGTGTCCATTTTGCCAATAACTGGCGCAGCAGGTAATGTTAATTCTGCTAGCAATCCCCTCCCGTATGGGATATATGTGACAAAAGCAGGGACAGATACTGCCGCAGATGCCTTTAAGCAAGGTGCAGCAGATCAAGTTTCATATGTATATCAAAAAATGGGCGGTGATATTCTAGATATAGAATTGTCCGAGTTCCAAGTTTATGCAGCTTATGAAGAGGCAGTTTTGGAATACTCATATTTAATCAATGTACATCAAGCAAAAAACACCATGTCAGACCTACTGGGCAATCCCACTGGAGCTTTTGATCATGATGGAGAGATGGTAGAGGGAGACGCTCTTAGTGGCTCAAATATTGAAACAAGATATCCAAGGTTTAATTTTGAATATGCAAAGAGGGTTGGAAGCACTTTGGCTACAGAAGGTGGATTCGGAGGGGACATTCCAATATACTCTGCTTCATTTTCAACAGAAGTGGGAAAACAAGATTATGATTTACAATCAATCATAGAGGACACCTCTGCAAACGATTCAGCCGCCCCGTTTTACAATGTCGTTGGGAACAGAAAGGTCACAGTCAGGAAAGTATTCTATAAAACGCCTCAAGCAATGTGGAGATTTTTTGGATATTATGGAGGTTTGAATACAGTCGGAAATCTTTCTTACTATGGACAGTACGCAGATGATTCAACATTTGAGGTCATACCAGCATGGCAAAATAAATCACAAGCGATGGCTTTTGAGGATTCCATATACACGAGAACATCTCATTACTCTTACGAAATAAAAAACAACAAATTGAGAATATTTCCTGACACTACTTCCGTCTCTCCAAAGACAATGTGGGTAGAATTTAGTGTAACATCTAATGCTTGGACAGAATCTGGTGGTGATAACACAGGGATAGAAGGCGTCAACAACATGAATACGCTGCCTTTTGAAAATGTAGAGTATTTAAATATAAATTCAATCGGAAAGCAGTGGATTAGAAGGTTCGCCTTGGCAGTGTGCAAAGAAATGCTTGGTAACATACGAAGCAAGTTTGCTTCAATACCCATACCGGGCAATAGTGTAACATTAAATGGACCAGCTTTGGTATCCGAATCTAAGACTGAGCAAACTGCATTAAGAGATGAATTAAAAGCAATCTTAGCTGAAATGGAATATCCTAAATTAGCAGAGGAGACAGCACAAGAAGTAGAAAACACCATAAAGACAATGCAGGGAGTTCCATTGCCTGTATTTGTGGGGTAATGAAAAGTGGCAAAGAAAAACAAGTGGGAACAACCTAGCAATCCACCACCTCCTCTTTTTACAGGAAAAAAAGAGAGAGATCTCGTAAAAAAAATAAATGACGAAATCATCGAAAGGGTTATAGGGCAAACTGTAGTATATTATCCTATAAGTTTAGACCATACTAATTTTCACTCACTATACGGAGAGGCAATAAATAAAACATTTCTTCCCCCCATAAGAGTCAATGCTCTTGTGCAATGGCAGGGAATCGAATCAACAAACACCAACATTGGAATTGACAAAAGATCATCTATCGATGTTTATTTTCACAAAAGAAGATTAGTAGAAGATCAGAATGTGTTTGTGCGAGAGGGCGACTTCCTCCTATACGGTACATTCTTGTACGAAATATTGTCTCTAAATGAACCAAAGGAAATTTTTGGTCAAGTAGAGCATAAAATGGAAATTTTAGCTAAATGTAAGAGAGCAAGAAGGGGGGTTTTCGATGCCACATGATGATAAGTATAGGGAACTCCCACCGGAGCCCATTTCAAAAAATTACCCTACTGGATTAAAGGATTTATCTTTCGCTCCATCGACTCTGGAGACCATAGACTACTCTATTTTTGATTATATGAATGAAGAGATAGATTTTAGTGTGACAACAAACAAGGGTTTTGAGAAAGTTCCAATCATTTGGGTCGCCTCGGAGCGAACACACCAGATTAAAAACAAAAAAGAACTCCGCGATGATGAGGGCACAGTCATAATGCCTTTAATTACAATAGAGAGGACCAGCGTTGAAAAGAGCCTTCAAAAAAGAGGCGCTTATTATGGCGATCAATTTATAAAAAACGATGAAAAAGGTGGAGCACTTGTCATAGCCAGAAGGATACAGCAGAAAAAAACATCTGAATTCAACAACGCGCAACAAGCAAGAAAATATCCTAACTCTAATTCTAGTGCATCTTCAAAATTTGTAAGAAGATCAGATAATAAAAAAGTTGTTTATGAGACCATATCTATACCTCCCATAGTGTATGTTGATGTGACATATAAGATAACCCTTAGAACAGAATACCAACAACAAATGAACGAGCTAATGCAAGTATTTGCAACTAGACCCGGAACAATTAACCAATTAATGTTTGAAAGAGATAAGCATAGATATGAGGCTTTTATTCAGCAGAACTTTCAACAAAATAACAACATTTCAACAATGGACAACGAAGAACGCCGCTTTGAAACCAATATAGATATTAAAGTATTGGGGTATTTGGTTGGCGAAGGGGATAACGATAAAAGACCAAGATTTACCATAAGAGAAAACGCCGTTGAGGTTAAAATACCAAGAGAAAAAGTTATTTTTGGAGACATTCCTGAGTACGGCGGAGATGGCAAGTTGCGCGGCGAAAATCCATATTCATCTGACAGGACTGGATATATTGAATAATTTTGTCCTTTCTAGTTGCTTCTTACTATTTATTAAAGAAAAAATGTTTTTATTCTAAGAGAATACACAAGGAGACTCCGAACAATGTCAGCAAAGAACTTCAAGTTTGTTTCCCCCGGCGTTTTTATCAAAGAGATTGATAACTCCCAGCGCCCAAGAACCGCCCCACCTGTAGGACCAGTTATTATTGGTAGATTCAGAAGAGGGCCAGCATTCGTACCAACTAGAGTTGAATCACTAGCAGAATTAATCCAAATTTTTGGGGAACCAATTAGAGGAGAAGAGAGTGCAGATGTCTGGAGAGCGGGTATACCAACTGGTCCTACCTATGGAGCTTATGCAGCAGCAGCTTGGCTCAAAAACGGGTCACCAGTAACTGTAATCAGACTTTTAGGTGATCAACACTCAACAGCTGTATATAATTCAGCCAGCCCAGACACTACCGCTGGCTGGAGAATGGGTACCAGCCCTGCAAACGATAGTGCTAGCGGAGGCGCTTATGGACTTTTTCTAATAAATTCATCTTCATTCACTGCGGGAGCAACAGGATCGGTTGATGGAACTTTAGCTGCGACTTGGTACTTTGATTCAGGCGGTATAAACTTATCAGGAACAATTGGAGGTTTATCAAGCACGGTTGTTTCAGGCTCAGGGGTTTTAATTGAATCTCTTGAGGGAGCATCACCAGCTTACTCTTTTACAGCTCAACTATATTCTGCTGGAGGTCCCGGCGCAGGAAGTGCTGACAGTGTGTTTAGGTTTGATTTTGATCGTAATTCAAAATTCTACATAAGAAAAGTATTCAATACTAACCCAACAAAGGTAAATACAAATCTCCAGTCAGACAATGCCGCTACGCTAAACTACTTCTTGGGAGAAACATTCGAGAAAAATGTGACTGACACCATTAGTGGAAATAAGTGCTACGGCGTGGTTCTCCCATTGGGGGATAGCGAAGGGACAAAAGCTGGTAATGTGTTCAAGAAAGCAACACAAGACGCTCAAACGGGCTGGTTTATTGGACAAGATCTCAGAACAACTGAGGCCGCTGAACCTCAAAGTGGAGGAACTCAAAACCAACTAACCCCTGCTTACAACCCGGACAACACTTCAATTTGCGCTAGATTATTTAAGTTTCACACTTTAAGTACTGGAGAAGCAGAGCAGAAGCAGTTCAAAATATCAATTGAGAATGTTAAATACTCTAGAACATCAGGAAACCCATATGGGTCCTTCTCTGTTGTGGTTAGATCTATATTTGATAACGACTCGGCAATAAGGGTTGTTGAAAGATACGATAATTGTAACTTAAACCCAAATTCATCAAATTACTTAGCTAAGAAAGTTGGTGATGTTTACTATAAGTGGGACAATACAAAGAAAAGAGTTGTTGAGTATGGAACATACATGAACAATTCAAATATAATAAGAGTAGAAATGGCTCCCGAGGTTGACTTAGGTCAAGCAAACCCAGAGTCATTACCATTTGGTGCACAAGGACCAGTTAAGAGGGAGTCCTTTAGGCTTCAGTTTAATTCAGGGTCTGCAACAGGTGTCTACGCCACTGCATCATTCTTGACCCATACAGCTTCTTGGGGAGACCCCGCAGCCGGATACACTCCTGCGCTCACAAAGCTAAATGTGAGAAGGAAATCAGACCAATCCTTCAAGTGGTTTGATCAAGCCGAAGGAGCTGCCCCAGATGACGCTATCGTGTGGGGTGGTGGTCTTGTTGGTGCTACTGCTGCCACTGTTAATATCGTTGCCAGCAATGCTCCAACAATAGGAAGGCAAATTACCATTACAGCAGCTGATTTCACATCGCAGACATTTACTGTTACTGCTGCAACAACCGACGCGGATGAGTTTGGTCGCAATGGGTCAAACCACGGTATAGACAACTTAAAAGCAGCAATTGAGGCTAGTAGCATCTCAGGCAAAGTTACTGTTAGTGCTGTTGCCGGATCTGATCCTTACAATATTACGATTACTCAAAATACTCTTGGTACAACGGGTAACGAGGCAATTACATCAAATGTTGACAACTACAATGTTGGTGGAGCAGGAGATGCAACTGACGGAGTTTTCACAGGTGGTACCGATACAAATTCTGCTTCAGGTCAAGGGACATGGTTGGCAACAGTCAAATTCCCTGATGTATTCTTGAGGGGATCAGCAACTGATGGAAACCTATCAGATCCAACTTTAGCTTATTTCGGTTATAGCACAAACAGTGGAAGCTTGGATACGACATTCGAGGCAAGCAATCTAGACTTGTTAAGATCACTACCATCGGATTATGATGCGTTTAGCACAAGTGACTATACAAAAAGAATGTTTGTATTTTCTCTAGACGATGTTAGTGGGTCTTCTGGCGGTACATATTCATATGTTTCTGGCTCTAGGGCAGACGGAAAATCTGTCACCGCGAGAAGCGGGTCCTATAAAGATGTTCTAGACGCGGGATATGACAGATTCTCGGTGCCATTGTTTGGAGGCTTTGATGCTTTGGATATTACAGAAGCAGAGCCATTTAATAATACGAGGGCTTTGCAAGCATCAGCCACAGAAACATCCTATGCTATGTATTACAGTGTTAAAAAGGCAATTGATATTCTCGCAGACCCAGAGTTCGTAGAAATGAACTTGGTCTCTATTCCGGGTGTAACAAATGAAACCTTGACGCAGCACTTGGTAAATGTGTGCGAGGATAGAGGGGACGCTTTGGCGGTAATCGATCCAAAGGGAGGATATGATCCAACCACGGAACGCGCAGGCACCGAGCAAGACAGAATTTCAGTAACCCATGTTGAAGATGTTGTTAGAAACATGGAAAGAAGAGCGATTAACAGCAGTTATGGCGCGACTTATTACCCATGGATTAGAATAAATGACGACATTTCTGGAGGATCTTTGTGGGTACCCCCATCAGTTGCAGCAATCGGTGCAATGTCCTATTCTGATAAGAAAAAGGCGCTTTGGTTCGCACCAGCAGGATTCAATAGGGGGGGCTTAAGCAGAGGAGCAGCAGGCTTCCCAGTGACAAATGTTAGATCAAAACTGACTGCTGCTGACAGAGATGATCTTTACGAGGCAAATATTAATCCTATTGGTTCTTTTCCAAATGAAGGGATAGTGATATTCGGTCAGAAAACATTGCAAGTAACACCATCGGCATTAGACAGAATTAATGTTAGAAGGTTAATGATATTCGTTAAAAAGCAAGTATCTAGAATTGCTTCGCAACTTCTATTCGAACAGAATGTTGAATCCACTTGGGATAGATTTAAAACACAAGTTGACCCATTCTTGAGCAATATTAGAGCTGCATTTGGATTAACTGACTTTAGAGTGGTCCTAGATGAAAGCACCACTACACCAGATTTGGTAGATAGAAACATCATGTATGCTAAGATTTTCTTAAAACCAGCTAGGTCAATTGAGTACATCGCAATAGATTTTAACATTACAAACACTGGCGCAAGCTTTGATGACTAAAAAATATAAACAAACACTATTTATAGTGTAGGAAATATTTAATTTGCAAAAGAGGAAATTAACACAATGGCAATTGATATAAATTCAACAGAAAAATTTTGGTCAGACCCAAGCACTGAGCCGAAAAGAAGATTTAGATTTACATTTGATGTTGCAAATCTGCCAGTCTGGTCAATAACTAAAGTTGACAGACCAAGCTTTCAAGTTTCAGAAACAGAACATCAATTTTATAATCACACTTTTAAATATCCCGGCAGATTGACATGGCAACCAATAACTTTCACAACTGTTGACCCAATTCAACCTGATGCCACAGGTATATTAATGAAGATTATGTATGCATCTGGTTATGAGTTTCCCGACAAGCAATTTGGCGGAGACGGATATAAATTTAAATCCATTAATAAAGTTGATGCAAGCGATGCTCTCAATCCTATTACCATTACAAGTTATGATGGAAGAGGCACAGCTGTTGAAAAATGGACTTTAAAAAACGCATTCGTAACAAATACAAGCATGGGTTCTTATGATTATGGCGATGAAACAATGTTGTCCATGGATATAACATTGCAGTATGATTGGGCAACAATTGAAAAGCTGGCAGGTCGAGCAGCATACATCAACCCAATTACCGGCGATGAAATCCAAGATACGGTACTTGAGTAAAAATATTCTTTACATTTTTTAAACATATGGTATAGTTATATGTGTCTTTAAGAATGAGGAAAGAATGACAGAAAGAAACAATCTAGATAGAATGCAGCCTCAACCAGAGGCTGCACCTCCCGAAAATCCTACGACAAATGCCTCTGATTTACATTTTGCGGTTCCGACTGAGTTCGTAAACTTGCCCTCAAAGGGCAAATACTACCCTCCTAATCACCCGTTACACAACAGAGATTCAGTAGAAATCAAATATATGACCGCAAAAGAAGAAGACATTCTTGCTTCTGCTAGTTTAATTAAGAGCGGTGTTGTTTTTGATAGGCTTTTGCAATCTATTATGGTCGACCCCATAAATCCAAATGATTTATTAATTGGAGATAAGAATGCTATTCTGGTGGCTAGCAGAATAACTGGGTATGGAACCGAATATGACACAGATGTTACTTGCCCATCATGTTCAAAGAGAAGTAAATTTACCTTTGATTTGAGCGAGACAAGAATAGATATGCCACCCAGTGAAAGAATGCCGCATAATAAACTCATGGATCTCCCAGAAGCGGAGGAGACCGAGAATGGCACATATGTGATAATTCTTACTGACCTAGAAGGTGCAAAAGTGGAGATTAGACCCTTAAACGGTCATGACGAAAAAAGACTATCTTCAGTTACAAGTGCAAAAATTAGAAATAATTTAGCAGAATCAGTAGTTACGGACACATTGAAGACCTATATTGTTTCAGTTAATGGAAACAATTCGCCAAACTATATTCATCAGTTTGTAGATACACTTCCTGCGAGTCAGGCACGAAAAATTAGAATTATGTATAGGCAATATATGCCAAAGGCTTCTGTAGAAGGCTTATACTCCTGCGCTAGTTGCGGTCATAGACAGGAATTGGAGGTACCGATTAACTCTAACTTTTTTTGGCCTGACGAATAAATATATAGAGAGTGTTTACGAAGAGATTTTTACTTTAAAAATGCATGGAAATTGGTCTTTCGCGGAAGTCTATAGTTTACCAATAAAAATTAGAAGATGGTTTATTAGAAGGACAATAAAATACTTCAAAGAAAAAAATGAAGCGCAGAAAAAGGCACTCAAAAAAGGATAAACTAATTAAGAAAGGCTATCAACATTTGTTTTTAGCCTTTTTTTTGTGCTACAATACTATTTAATTAGAGGAGTTAAATATATGAAACCCATAACTGAAGATAAGATAACTAAATGCGAAATTAATTTCTTTTCCCCTATAAATGAAAGATATCTTGCAAGCTTTGCAAATAAAGTTGAACAGATATTGAAATCTATGATCACAGGAAAACATGCCCCTGTTTCTATCAAAGGTAACAAGCAACAGCTTAAAACTTTTGCTAAAGCCTTGGGAGACGAAAAAAGATACATTTTAGCACTGAGCGAAACAAATGTTGCAAATCCTGATACAATGAGTATTAGGCATGACTTAGAAAATTCTATAGCAAATTTTGAGAAAAACACTGGGATTAAATGGCCCGTGAGGTAATATTGAATGGCTGAAGAAGATGACAACAAGGGAAAAGAACTTACAGAAACCGTAAAAGAAGTCGAACAAGCTTTGCAAGACTTTGAAACGGCACAGAGAAAGTTCTCTGCAAACAATGAACAATTCAATTTGGAATTCGAGGCACAGCTTGAATCGTTGAAAGAGGTTGTGGAGAGGTCTGCCGAGGAGAGATTAAAAGCTGTAAAAGATTTGCAAGAGGATATTAACATATCAACTGAGGCCATTAAAGACCAGTTAAGCGATCCGGAAATAGAAGATTTGCAAAAAGTTAACTTGGATAACAGGTTAAATTATTATCAAAAACAAGCTGATTTATACAAATCAATTCAAGACTTGAGCAAAAAAGAAGCGGATGAAGTAGAGAGCATTGTTAGGCAAAGAGAAGCAATTTTGCAAACAGAAGGGTCGGGTCCCAAGGCTATGCTGAAAGGCTTAGTAGATACATCAACAGAGGCCGCCGTGGCAATTGCTTCTTTCAAAGTTTTAGGAGTAGAACTCAGCAAGCTGGGTAACATGTTTAATGATATTACCTTGTCAATGGATAATTCAAGAAGAAGTTTGATTCCGTTTACTGCTGGAATTAGTGATTCAACCAAGCTACAAAGAGCCTTGGCAGTCCAGTCTACAAAAACATTTATGTCCGTGTCTAAGTTAAGCGAAGGAGCAGCTAAAGCTGGGCAAAATTTTAAGATGTTTAGTACAATGACGGCAGAGCAGCAGGCTGAACTTGTTTCTTTTACAGCTCAAATGGAAAATCTTGGTGCTACGGGAACGGAAGATGTAATAGAATCCTTAATCACGGAAGGTGGAGTTAAATCAATAAAAGAGGCCACTGCCATAGTTAAGGGGTTAACAACAGAAATGGAAAAGTTTGGCGTAACTCCGCAACAATTTAACGAAGATTTCAAAAAATTAATACCAACGATGGGTATGTTTGGAGCCGGAGCAAGATCGGCAATCGCTCAGGTGTCGGCTGTTGCAGCTAAGGCGAGGGTTGATGTTGGATCAATAACTGCTTTTGCAGACAATTTTGCAGGGTTTAGGGATGCTCAAAAGGCAGCACAGACGATTAATGCCATTTTCCAAAAACCAGTCATCAGAGACCCAGCAGAATTAGTTAGGTTGTTTTTCACAGAAGGTCCAGCAGCTGTTACTGCCTATGTTCAAAATAAGGTTCTTGATGCGACGGGCGGCATAGATTTGAGCACCGCACGGGGCAGGGTGCAAGCTAAGGCACTCTCCCGCGTCCCCGGAATGGGCGATTTAGCGGTTCGAGCCATGACCAAGGGATCCGAAAGATTATCCGTTCAAGGTGCCCAGCAAATTGTCGATGCACAGCCAGACTCTGCCTCTGTTAGAGCCGCAGAGCAAAAAGCCATCCAAGCAATACCAATTCAGGAAAGGGCAAATGCAATTTATGAATCTTTTGCAATTAAGATGGCAAAAGGTGTTGGAGCAGAACTAGGAAGTGTTGGACAGTTGCTAGAGTCATCACTTCTTAAGGGGGCCAATGCGATGAGTTCATTGGTGGATAAAATAGTTGGAA